GATAAATTTCGGTTGACACATCGTAAGCTTAATCATCATGGCAGCGCAGCCTAACAACTACGACCCTCAATTCTTCAGACAAGCAACTTTATTGGTAGACACAATTCGTAGGTACGCAACAGATAAATTCAATTTTGATAATGCGAGAAATCCGGTATACCCGGCAAATTATAACCTTAGACTAGGATATATGCCCGCTAGAACTAGCTTTCCCGTTTTCTTTGATACTTATCAACCTCCAATTCAATCTCCCCGTGAATACTTAGATACATTTGGGCCAGTGCAGTATACAGTGAATGACGCGTTGACGGATGATGAGAAAAGGCAAGTGTTTCAGAACATTGGTGATTTGCTGCAACAGATTGCGAACGCATACCACTTACAACTCAACGTAGAGCAAATTGATGTTACAGAAACTGTGCCACAACTAGTTTATACTGCGTTTCTTCTTCCCGATGGCACGGTTGATCAAGACTACGCTCGTTACATGCAGAGTACTAATCCGCAAAATCAAGATGTGGCTCAATTCGAATTAATTCGTGCTAATGGTTATGGTGGATTTGAGTTTCGTGATCCTGCTGAAGACGTTTTACATCGTGAGGATGGCAATGTTATTGAACCCGCCCCTCGGCGTCGCATTATAGATCCTGCTTCTGACGATTCTGATGTCGACGAAGACGATGTGCCCGAGCAAGAGCGAAGATTTGCCGCTGAGCAGAATAGACAACAGTCAGTTACCATTTTGAAAGGTCGCGTTATTCCTATTGATGCTTTAAGAGTGCGTTGCTGGTACGAAGGGCCCGCTCAGATCCCTGATGCTATTGACTTTCCCGCTATATCTGATGAAATTCGCATCCAAGATAACTCCTCCTCTTTTGATTTCTTTGCTTGCGTTTCGAATGCGATGATGAATGGAGCGTTTCAAGATTATAATTACAAGTCATTTTGTACTATGTTAGTCAATTATTGCTGGGATTACGCTATTTCTGACCGTATAGGATATTTTGTAATGCGTATGACTAAGTATCCAGTTGGACAAGTTCAAGCCCCTCGCGAGGTAGTTGCGACTAGAGAGCAGTTAGAGGCCAAACCTAATGGTGAATTTTACTGGCAAATGTATAGATATTGGACTATAACAAAACGCTTAAATGATGAAGCGTTAGCCTCATTTGTACAACCCTCAATCAATATCCTTGCAAATGAGATAGGATTATTTGAAGGTGGTCCTGGTAATGTTTTGAATGCTACTCAAAATATTAAATTTCAAATGGAGGACAGACAGATTAATTATCCTGATCTTCGCCTTGCATGCCCTTCCCTTGATTACGAGCAATTAGTGCTATTTCCCGCAGATAGCTTTGCGGTTATGCGTGTTCTGGTTTCTGCAATTATGGTTACTACTGCAAATAAACGTGACGTATTGATTGATCCCGTCAATCAGGCACGGTATAATGAGTGGACATTATATGACATGAAAGAGGTTACCACTAAATCCTCTTTGCGCATGAAGTGGCGCACTTCTGCTTTAATATGTTGCATGCTCCTTTACCTGCTCCCTGATGATTAAGTGAAAGTTGTGGCTTGCAAGGGATGCCTCCGAATAATGATC